GATAGTGCAGTTAAAATACCAACTCAACAATCTGTAAAAGCTTATGTTGATGCAAATGTAGGTGGTGGTGGTGGAGGTGGAATCTCAGATGAAGATCTACAAGATAAAGTTGGCGCTATGTTTAGTAGTAATACAGAAACAGGAATAACTGCGACTTATCAAGATGCAGATGGGACAATAGATTTAGTAGTTGATGATACTACCAAAGTTGGATTGACAGGTAATGAAACAATAGCAGGAGAAAAAACATTTAGTTCTACTGTTGATATAGATAATTCTGTTACTTTTAAACATATATCATTAACTGATTCGTCAGATGATTTAGACGTATCAGGTTGTACAGTAGTAGAATGTACACCAAGTGGTACTGATAGGCTTGGAGGATTAACAGGTGGTGTTCAAGGACAAATTTTATACATAGTAAAAGTAGATTCAGGATTTGGGAGAATATTTGTAGAACACGCAGAAGGCACAGGAAATCAAGATATATATTTAATTAGTGGTACTGATGCTATGTTGGCTGCAAGGGCAGGTTTAACATTATATTGTACAGGTTCTGAATGGATTCAAGTAGGTTAATAATAAATATTGACTTTAATAAATAACTTACGCTAAACTATTAAATATATAGTCTTGCATTTAATACTCAAGTAATATTATATTTAACCTAAAAATTAGGAGCTATTATGGCGACATATCTTTTAAATAGAGATAAAGATCAAATTCAAAGGCAGATTAGAAAAACCCAAACATTAAATGAGCAGAAGCTTATAAGTGCTGATATAGAAAAAGCAAACAAAGCTTTAACCGAAGAAAAATCTAAAGGAAGTCTAATAGGTAGTGGTGTAGGACTTCTTGCTGCTATAGGAGCTACATTACTTGTTCCTGGAGGAGCAGCTACTTTACCAGCAGCTATAAAAGCTGTTTCTAGTGCTCCATTAATAGCAGGGGCATCTGCTGGTATTGGATCTTTTCTTGGAGAAAGAGCAGCCACTACAGGTTATAAAGGTCCCTTAGCAAAACTTATGTTTGGGGACGTTGATGAAATAGGAGAATTAGAATCTTTAGTTGATGAATCTAAAACTTTAACTGGCCCAGGATCTCGAGAGTTTTCAGCAGAAGTAGATAGTATTTATGGAAATGTCGATAAAGATTCAATGACAGAAGCTTTAATAAGAGGCGGAACAAGAGGACTTCAAGTTGGCAGTATTGCTGGTGGTATAGAGGGAGTAGGTAGTATTTTTGCTAAAGCAGAGCCTGGTTCATATTTAGCAACTCTTGGTGAAAAACTAGGGTATACATATACAGATCCTATGGCTTCTGAAGGAGTAACATTTATGGAAAACTTTAAAAGAGGTATGTAATGAGTAAGTACGCAGATTTTTTTGATACAGAAGAATATAGTTTTGGGACTAGTATAGATTCTATAGCTGCAAATCAAAGTAATTTAATCAACGAGATAGAATCACAAGATCCTAAAAGACAATTTTTTAGATTTGGAGAGGAAGCTCCAACTTTGATGGAATTACTAGAAAATCCTGAATATACAAAAGAAGTTTTAAATCCTATGCTATACAAAACATTATTTGTAGATGATACAGGATTATTTGGTGGAGATAATTATGGTATTCCAGAAAACACTAGAGCTTTTAGAGATGACTTAATAAAGTATTATGGTGGTGGTAATAGTGCAGAAGACAAAGCAATGAGAATAAGAAAATTTTATGAGGACTTAGGGTTAGAGCCACCATTGCAAATTAGTAATACTTCATATCTTAATAACGAGGTATATGAAGAGAATTTATTAAATGATATACGTAAAGAGTTTTTTGGAGATGAGGAAACTGCTTTACAAACATCTTATAAAATAATTGGTAAAAGAATTGGTGGAAATTTAAATCCATATGCTAATGCTGCAACTTTTGTAGATGGAGTTGAAAGTAGAATGAGTACAGTAAAAGGCTTAGAATCAGAATTTGATAAATCAGAAAAAAATTTAGAAATTGCTGGTGAAACTTACGGTGGAATTAAAAAGCAAAGTAAACTTTATTCTTCTAGTACAGGTATAGCAGGGTCTGGAGTAGCAAATACAATGTTAGATAATTTAGAAAAAAATTATATAGAAGAAATACAAGGATTAAGAGAAAATAGAGCTCTAAGTTGGTCTAATATTGCATCTGCTATGAAAGGTTTTAGAACAGACGATGAAAAAGAAGTTAGAGGATTTTACGGTACTATTGATACTGCTTTAGCAGAGCAGGATTTAGACTTTACAACAGAGATGGGTAGCCAAGGATAAGGTAATTTATGTCATTTGAAAAAGCTGAACAAGCGTTAACTAGTTTATTGTCTAATATGGCTTTACAAGCTCAAAGAGAGCGTATAAACGTTAGGTTACAAGAAACAAAAAAAGAAGAAAATAAAGAGCAATTAAAATTAGAGTTGGCTGTTAATGATTTGAAGAATCTAAAGTCTACTTATAATAGTAAGTTAGAAAGCTTAAATACAAAAAGTCAAAAAAACGAAGATAGTTTGTTAGCATTTAACGCATTACCTGATCAATTTAAAACACCTACTGGTGTTGAGTTAACTAGAGATTTAAATGAAATAAGTTTAGAATCTTTAAACGAAGAAATTAAGTTTTTTAAAACTGAAATTAATAAATTAGATAGTGCTAGAGTAGGGTTTCTAAATAATCTTAATGATATTAATTTAATTAAAAATACCTTAGAGTCTGAATTAGATGATTTTGACAAGAACTTTAGAATTACAGGGGAAGATATTGATGCGGCTTTTTCTAGTCAAAAATTAGTTGATTTAAGAGATGAGATAGAACAAGGTGGTTTTGCTAATACTGATCAAATTTTTGAAAGTATTCAAACTGGATATAAAACTGATGAAAGTTTAGCCACACTTACTGAAGACTTCTTAAAAACAAATGTAGGTTATACTCCAGCAACAATTCAAAAAGGGATAGAACAAGCTCAATTAAAACAACAAGAGATTTTTGATGATATATTTCAAATGTCATTTATACCTTCAGGAAGTGACCCTAGTATACTTCAATTAGGATCTAGACTATCAAATGCTATGAATCAATTTAGAAATCAGTTGGAAGATGTTAAGTATCCTCAAGGAGCTAATTTTGCTGGTAAAAGAATGACTATTCAAAGAGAGACTGGTTTAAGTAATGATGAATTTACAAATGCTTTTGTTGAAATTTTTGGTAGTGTTACAGACTATTCTGAGTATGCTGATGCTCTCGAATATGTAGAGTCAACTTATGATATAAAAACTAGAGCATTTATGCAAAGAATATATGAAAATATGAACCCTTCAATTGAATCTAAATTTAAACAAATAGAAGAACTTAATTCAGGCATTGAACAATTAAATAAGACTCTTACTAAAATGAGTCAAATTAAAAATGTGAATCAAAATTTAGAAAATAACTCTACAAATATAGATTCTGACACATTTTTTGAATAAGGAGATTAGAAGTAAATTGTCTATATCTACTTTATATAACTTATCTGACAATCCTGAAACTGAAGATATTTCAAAAAAGTTTTACAAAGGGTTATCTACTCTATTTCCTTTGGCTCTTGAACTAAAGCAGTATGGAGATAGTGTTTTACCTTCTGAAGAAGCTTCAGCATATCAAAGTTATTTAGGTTCTCTATTTGAACAATCTTACAATAAAAATATCAATACCTCTACAATGTTTTTAGGTATGACAGGAAATTCTGCATCTAGTGTACTAATGGAATTTATAGAAAGTGGTAGATTAAAGTATGGTATAGAAGAGTTAGATTATGATCAAATAGGAGACTTTTATTCTACTATTAATAATATGCCTAACATAGAAGATCCTTTTGAAAGATCTGCAGAATTAATACAATATATTGAAACAAAAAAAAGTAGACTAGTTGGAGAAAACGGTTTACTAATAAATGCAGATATATTAGTAGATGATATTTTTAACAACTTTACTGAAGATGGTAATTTTATAACAAATATTATAGGAGACAAAAGTTATATTGGCGATATAGATAAAGACTTATTAAGTTCTGAATTAGACACAATTATAACTCCTCCTCAATATGGTAAATATGCTCCAGCTCCAGTTGATGTAAAATTTAAAGACAAAAGAGTTAGAAAAGATAATCAAGTAACTCCTGATGATTTATATGAACCTAGAATAGATATTTTATCAAATAAAAATTTAAAGAAAGAAAATTTAGGAGATTTAAATCAATATCTACCAACTGATGATCAGTTAAGCAAATTAATAAAATCAGTGGAAAAAAACATAGATAAGTTAGATGATGATAATTATATAGTTGTAAAAAAGAATTTACCTAGATATATAGAAACAATGAATATGGCCAAAACAGAATTAGATAATATTAAAAATGTAAAAAGTATTTTAGATTTACAAATAGGGTTAGCAAGGGGGAAGTATGAGTAGTACAAATATGCAAGATTTTTTACAGCAATTAGATGAAGAAATTGCAAATAATGATAATGCTGCAGTCCCTAAACTTTATGATCAATCTACAGTTGCTGGAAGAAGTTTAGATTTTTATGAAAAGGGAAACTTACTAGACTTTTTTGGACAAGCGGCTGCTGGATTTGTTGAAGCTGAAACATTTACTCTTGCAAGATTTGGTGAGAGAGATTTTAATAAAATGAATTTAGCAGAACGTATGGGTAGAGGATTAGGTACTGGTATTGCTTATATGAATCCTTTTTCTCCATTTGCGCTTTTAGGCAAAGGGGGCAACGCAGTTGTCAAACATGCTGCGTCTAATAGTACAAAAAATATTCTTAAAAAGATACAAAAAAATCCTTCTTTATTAAAGCATATAGACAATGGTACTGATAAAGCAATAGTAGAAAAAGCTATTAAAGAAGACTTATTTACAAATCCTATAGTATTAAAAACATTAAATAGATATGGAATTACTGATAAAGGTATGCTTCAAGTAGAAAATATGTTAATTAATAACGTAGATGCTGCTTTAAGAACTGGATTTAAAAATTCGGGTAAAGAAGTTAACAAAAGATTAACAAGAAGAGTTGCAGAAGATATTGCAACAGAGTTACGTAAACCTGGTAGACATATAAATACTGTTGAAGATTGGGTTGAAAAAGGTTTAACTCAACATCCGTGGATGGCTAAACATCCCTTTATGGCTAAATATGCTGGAATGGCAGCTCAAGATGTTGCTGTTTTTACTGCTCATCAAGCAATTACTGGATTAGTTGGAGCTGGAGTTTATGGAGAAACACCAACTTTAGAAGAGGTAGGATTTCAAACAGGGATAAATACTCTTCAGGCTGCACTTTTCCCAGGCGTTAGATACTTTTTTACTGGAGGAGGACAAGCTACATTAAGGCAAGGTTTTTCAATACTTAAAAATAGACGTCAATTAAATAAAGCATTAGATAAATTTAACTATAAAGATATAGCTAGTAGACCTGAAGGGCAAAAAGGCTTAAGAGGGTTATTACATATACTTACTAAAGGTTCAGACTTAAATGTTGTTAATACTAGTAGATTTAGCGGTAGAAACTGGACTGTAAAAAGTGGACCTAATAAAGGGAAGACATATAATCCTAATGAAATTATAGATAATGCTGATGATATGCCTATCGAAGATGTAATAGATATTTTAGGTCAATATAAAAAATGGACAGCTGATTTTTTCCCTAAATTTTCAAAAGCTTACTTAAAAGACGTAATGCAATCTAGTCCAAGAATGTTTACTGGGTCTTTAGTTATGAATATTGACATGTTTTGGACAGATAGATTTAATAGTTTAACATATCCTGAATTGATTCAACATATGGCTATTGGAGCATTCATGACTAAAAATAGAGGTCTTTGGGCTAGAGATGAAAATCCAGGCCAATGGGCTAAAGATTTTTCTAATTATGAAAAAACATTTAACTATTTAAATATGGACATGGATAAATTTATAGATGTATTAGATGTATATTCTCATAATAGAGAGCTAGGAGATTTAATAGGGTTGACTGTAGGACAAACAGAAGTTGGAAATACTATACTTGATTTAGTAAATCCTACTGATACTGATGTTGCAAACTCTTATTTAAAAGATGGAGATGGGGATGGTTATGAAAGTTTACCATATGAAGTAGTAAAAAGAACACAAGAGGCAGTAGACTTAGCTGTTGCTATGGCAAGGACAAATAGCTCTACTCCTGAAGATGTTTCTTCTATTAACGTTAAAAACTTACCTGCTAGTCGTATAAAAGAAATCTATGATGGATTAAGTTCTTTAAAGATGGGTGAATCTAATCTTGCTGAAATACCTTTAGGAGATTTGTTTTCTACTACAATGAGAGAAATATCTGAAAAAAATAAAATGTTTTATTTAAGTATGCTTGATCAAATAGCTCAAAAAACTGGACTAGATATAAGAGTTGAGACTGAAAAAGATGGAGAAGGAAGAGATGTTTATACAGGTAAAGTAATATACGAACCTATACCATTACCTAATAATATTGATTTAACTGTTGATGGTCAGTATCATAATACAATAAACGATTTATATTATTTATTAAACACATTTAAAGATTTGGGTATAGCTTCTGAAATTGAAAATACAATACCTACACAAATAGTAGAATCGGGCTCAGGCAATGATAAAAAAATTATAATAAGAAATAGTGCAAACAAAGCTAATATAGCTGATATTATAGACAAAATCGCTTCAAATTACACTTCTAAGATAGTTAAGAATGTTCATGGAAATAACTCTGCATTGCGTATAGATAAATTATTTGCTAGGAATCCTTACTTACAATCTATTGTTATGGGTAGAATAGCAGAAAATAAAGAAATGGCTTATAGATTAGCGAATAGTCAAGGTAGAGATTTAGAAAATTTAACAACTGAAGAAAAGAATTTTATACAAGTAGCTAGATTATTCTTTACTGTAAATTCAGAGTATACTACTAGTTATGGAGATGATGCCAATATAAATGGTAAGATGATTAAAAGTTCTCCTAAAATTGTTCCTGATAATCCTGAAAAGTTTAGTAAACTAGAAGGAGATAAGCTAAAGCAGGCTACTAATGATTTAGCAAAACAACAAACTAAATTAAATAGTATATTTGAATTTATGAGCGCTGGGAACACAGAAAGAGTTGCCCCAGAAGAATTTAAGAATACTATAACTGAAAGTCAAGCTCAACAACTTCTTGATATTTATCAAAACCTAAACTTTATTATACCTAGAAATGCATATGATAATATGGACTTTATGAATGGATTATCTCAATATGTGATGCAAAGAAGTTTAGAAGGTGCAAAATTTAATGAAGAAACATTAGCCCTTGTAACTGCAGCTAAAGATATGGGTGTATTTGACTTAGCTGATAAAACTATACTAAGACCAGATGTCTTAAGAGAAGCTTTACTTAATCCTGATTTTGGTTATTCTGAAAATCAAGTTGACGATGCTATTAAGAAATATCAAGTAGTTTATGATAAGTTAATTAAAAGTAAGGCTATTAAAGAAGGTGTTGATCCTCCTTTAAATGAAATACCTATAACAGATATAGATAATATACAATTTCTTTATGATATAACATTTAAGGGTAATGTAGACAAAGTTGTAGACAATGTTACAAGAATAAGAGATTCTATAGATATAGAAGGTAAAAGCGATATTTTAGCTGAAGATGGTGCTGCACTTATAGAAACTATAAATACTTTTACACAAAGCGCATTAGAGTTACAGTCTCAAGGTGTAACTAAAAATGTAGATATATTAAATACTTTTGATGAAGCTGTAAATAAAATAATAGATAATTTAAAATCAAAAATTACTAATCATCCAGAAATAACTTCATTAGTAGAAGAATTAAGAATAACTACTAATACAGTTAGAGATATGTATAAAAAGAATCAATTTACTGAATTATCTAACAGCCCTTTAATTAATGATATAGGAATTGTTATAGAAAATTTAGTTAAATATGAAAGTAATTTAGCAACAAGAGTAAGAGATAATTTAACTAAAATGATTAGCTTATCTAATGACCCTTATCAATCTGGTAGATTTTTAAGAACTATAGATAATTTAGGTAAAGAATTAAGTTTATTATTAAAACAGACAGATCCTAATACAGTAACATTAGAAGAGCTTATAAATGATTATCAAAGTAGCAGAAGCATGTATGATTTAAATAATATATTAGAAAAGCATAACATGATTTCTATGAGTGAAGTTACTATAAATAAATACAAAATTGATTTAGATGAGAGTATAAATGATTTAAAACAATTTATGAAAAAGAATGCTGCTCATAATAACAATGATTCTCCAATGAAGAGTTTAAAAAGATTTGGACTTACCGATCCTCAAGATGTCAATAAAATTGACCCTACTTTTGTAGATATTGCTGTTGAAAGTATACTTGTTTATGATCATGAAATTAAAAAGTTTGTTGAAGATAACTTTAGTCCTGAAGATCAGCGTGAAATATTTAAAGATGGTGGTTTAAAATTAAATGATATTTGGGAAAAAGATATTTTAAATGCTATATATAATCAAAAAGCAGAGAAACTACAATTATATGTAGAAGAAAGTATTGCAAATAAATATAAAAATGATCCTAAAAAAGTTATAAGTGAAATAGATATGTTTAAGGAAAAGGCTGGTGACATTTTAAGATATGTAAGCTCATTAGATGAACCTATTGAAACTTTTAGCATAAGAGAAAATTCAATAGTTGTAGATAATGTACCAGGAAGAAGAACATTAGCTGGAATAAACTCTCCTCTTATAAAAGAACTGGGAATAACAGTTATGCAGGTAAATGAATCTATTATATTTAATGGTAGAAAAACTACTATAAATTCTCAAAACCTTTCAAAAGATAAAATTGAACAAATGATTAGTACTTATATACACACTAATCCTAAGTTAGCAGAGCAGTTATTCAAACTAGATTTTAATGATGTAGATTCTATGCAAGAACTGCTAGAAATAGTTCCTGATAAAAGTAAAGAAAAGTTATTTGTATTATTAGATATGACAGATGGTGCTCCAATAGCAGTGCCATTAAGTCCTGATAATGTCCAAAAAATTAATGATGGATTTAAACTTTGGAAAGAAAACAAACTAATTCAATTAGAATTAAACAATAAAGATAAAATGAATAACTTTAATTTTGCAGTTTCTAGAATAGGCGAAAGTTCACAAAACATTCCAATTAAAATGTTATTAATGAACCTTGATAGAAGTCTTCCAAAAGAGTTTGATAAGTTTTTTGAAAGTGAAATTTTTAGAGATGATAATAATAGAGATAGATTCTTTACTGAAATAGAATCAAAAATTCTAAAAAAGACTAAGCAAACTGTAAATAGAAACTATGACTATATAAATGATGGTTATCAGGAAATTATAACTAGAATAGAAGGGTTAGACCCAGAAGTAAAAGATGCATTAAATGAATTTCATCCAAGAACTGGAAGAAAAGCAAGAGTTCTTATTGTAAAAGATGAAGATTTTAAAAAGGCAATGGATGATGGTGATTTTTCTCAAAGTGAACTAATTAGTAACAGAGGTACTATTGTTGCTAAATTAGATGCAATTATTTCTGATCCTAATAGCCACCCTAATAAAGTAGCCTTTGCTGAAAAAGCTAAAAAAGATATACTAAATGATAAAATGATTGAGAGTTTACATAGCTCTGCTATTGATGGTGCTGTTATAATAAATAATCCTAAATTAAGAATGGCATTAGGTTATCTTTTTGGAGATAAAAATGCTAATGGATTTAAAAATAATATTGCACACGCTGAAGGTTTTAATACTGAATCTTATAATAGTCTAATTACGAAAGGTTATTTTCATAAAAATAATTCTTTTGCAGATTTAACCAACTTAGAAAATATAGATTTAATAGTTGGTGAAAGTGCAGCTAAATCATTCTTTAAAGAAGGTTCAGAGCAGTCTCAATCTTATGTTCTTAGGCCAGGATTAAGTTTATATGATAACTTAAAAAATAAATTACCAGAAAATAATGATGGAGTATATGAAATACCTCTTTCAGCTATTGGATTAGGGCATAGAGCCAAAAATAGTGATAATGTATTAGTATCAAACTCTTTAAATGATTTTATGACAGGATCTATAATATCAGAGCTTAGAACATACTCTGGGCTAGATAAAAAAATACAGCAATTATTAGATAGAAAGTTTGATGCTAATAAAATGACTGAACCTGAATACATATTATCCTTAATGAGAGAGTTAGAAGATGAAACTGGCTATGATTTTACAGAAGGAAGTTATGGATTAGTTCAAAACTTATTAAGAGTAGGGTTAAGAACTGATGATCCTGTAGCAAAAGCAAGTGTATCAAATTTATTTAGAGGAAAAATATTTGATATTTTAAGAAGAAACATGACGGAAAAGGGTGGAGATACTTACTTAATACCAGATTTATTAAATGATTTAGATAATTCTATGTTTATTGAATTTGACAATGTAGATAAGTTAGGTCCAGATGGCAGAACAGTTGTAAAATCAAGAGTTCAGACATATTATGGTAAAACAAAAGTTCCATATCATATGGGGCAAAAGCAAATAAAAAGTGTTAGTGATGTAGATTTTATAATTAGTCATGAAGGTAGAGATGTTAGAGTTAGATTTACTAAAGGCAAGATGGAAGTTACTGATGTAGTTTATGATATTGTTAATAATAAAAAGCATGTTACAACATTAGATGGACAAACATTTGACGCTACTAAAATACAGGATAATAAAGAATTAATGTCTGCATTAAAAGAGTTAGAATCTTTTGTTAATTCATCTATTAAAAACGAATCTATAGACAATACTACCCTTACTTATAAAGGGTTACTTGACTTATTAAATGGTAATTATAAAATTGCTCCAGGTAAAAGTGGAGAGTCAATTGTTGAGTCTAATCCTAAAAGAACACAAGATGCAATAAATAATTTAGTTAGCAATTTTGATTTAGGTATAGGTATAGGGACTATTGCTATTCCTAAAAAAAGTTTAGACTTTGGCTTTAATAGACTAGAAGGATTTTTAGCTCCTGAGGATGGAAATCATAGCATGATTAATAATTATGATTTAAGAGTTATGCATCAGCGTGACTTTGATGGTGATCATGGGTATCATTATTTTGCATTACCAAATTCCTTTATACATGAATCTATTAAGAAGGCTGGTACTATAACAGATTATGTACAGGCTCCTAAACTACCTTTTAAAACTAATATATTTGGTATGGATTCTGAAGGTTATTTTGGTCAGTTAAGAAATGAAGTAGGATTTACTAACCTAAAAAATCAAGTTAATAGAAATCAATTTGTTATTGGTGAAACTATAAGTTTAAAAAATTCTTTAAACTGGGCATCTAACATAGGTATAAACTTAATTATAGATGGAGAAAAGGTTTCTTTCTTAGATGGTAGCACTATTGATATGATAAATAAAGGTCTTGAAAGTCCAGAGGCTTTATCAGAAATTGCTAAAGCAAATATAAATCAAAATGCTGTAGACTATAATAGTAAAACAGATTTAACAAGTGATTTAGTTAGGGCTACATTATTTGGAGATTTACACCCAAATATTAAAGAAAGATTATCTAAAGCTGGAATAGACTTACCAGGAGTTATGTCAAATAGCCAATATTTTAAAACTGCTAATAATAACAATCCTAATGAAGCTTTATTTAATCAAGCTGTAGTAAAAACTATATTAAGAGTATTAACTAAACCTAAAGCAGTTATGACAGATCCTTTTAATGAAGGTGGTCAATTTACTCCTACAGACTATTATATAGGCAAAATATACCAGGATTTACAAAGCTTTTTAACTAATCCTAATCAATTCATAGCTAATCAATTAATACAGCAGTTTTCAGGCAATCAAGCTATGATGCAAATTATTACTCAAAAGTTCTTTAGCACAAGAGAATCAGATTATATTTTAGATAATGCTAAGTTACAAGAGTTCTTTTCCAATAAGTTCCCTAAAGTTCAAAATGTTGTTGTTACTTTAGATAATGCTGGTAATTTAATTACAACTAAAAAACAAAACATCTATGATAACCCTAGTAGGGCTATAAACATGGACACTGGAGGCTATGTATTAGAAAACATATATAAAACTGGACTTTTAAAGGATAATGATTTTTATGGTGATTTAATTTCTAATGATTCTGAAGTAGATTTGTCTAAAATAATTAGCAGAAAAAATAACTTATTAAATAATCTAGCTATATATAGAGCATTATATCCAGAGTCAGACCCTATTAAGAATTTATTTTCAGAAAGATCTGAAGACGATATGTTCAACCTGCCTCTTTTAGATCAAAAAGGTCATAAGAATAAACTTTCTTTTAAAAATGTAAATACTAGATCAGCTGTATATCACATGTTAAATAAAGAAGCTTCTGGATTAAAAATTGAATTAAATAAGATGGAAGGTTCTCAATATAAAATTAACGAATATGAGCATAGTATCTTATCTTCTAGATTAAGAGATATAGAAAGCGCTATGCAAATTCTAGAAAAATTAGCATATCAGGGTTTAGTTAAAACTTCTGGAGATGCTAACATATTTTATAATAATACACCTGGATATATAAGATATGTAAATAATAATACTGTTCATGTGTATAGAATTAAGGGCAAAATTGATCCTAATGATATTATTAATCAAGATTTTTCTAAAGTTGAGTTTATAGCTCAAGTAAACCCTAAATCAAAAAACAATACTTATAAAATGCAAAAGGGATTTACTTACGTAGAACTAAGAAAGCCTTTAATTAAAAAGTATTTAGGAGATTCTGAATCAGTTCATAACTTTGCATCTTGGAGCGTTATAAATGATTTATTTAATAGTGATAATATTTCTAAAACAGAAGCTGGTATGGATATTGTTTATACCAGACTTTCTGAAACTATTAGTAGATTAAATGATAATTATTCCTTTGCAAGAAATTATGCTAAAGACAATCTTGCTGAAAGAAATGAAGTTTATAGATATTCTTCTTTAAAAGATCAAGCAGAATTAGAATCGTTTTTTAAAGAATTTGGTGCATTAGATAAAGATGGTAATTTTAAAGTTGGTGAAAATGATCCTGGTCTAGATTTAGTATTTTTATTGCTTAGACCAAGGGCAATGTCAGGAGCTTATATTAAAGGCCCTATGTCAGATTTACCTTATGTTTATTCAAGTCCTAGAGTACAGTCTGCTGTGTATCAGTTTTTAGGAGATAGGGGACTTTTAAATCCTAACACTATACCTGAAAGACTTCAAACTTACATTGACTTAAAAAATCTTAGAGTTGATATAATAAGAAATCAGGCAAATCCTGATGAGTATGAACAAAAATTAACTACTTATTATAATGATTCTCCTAATAATAGTGTAAAAGATGTTTTAAACAAAGATAGAACTACTACTTTTATAGATAATTTATTTGCAGATTATGGATTTTTTGATCCAGGAATGTCTAATTCTTGGTTACCTAAAAATTATGAAGGAAAAATATATACTAAAAGCACTATTAAGAATAAGAAGATTAAGTTTGTTTCTAGTAAAAAGAGATTAGATGGGGGTTGTAAATAATGACAGATTGTAATAATACTTTACTAACTAAAGAAGTTATAGAAAATAAGGAAAGATTATCTAGAATGGTTAAAGCATACAATGACTCTAATTTAAGAGTTGAAATGTATGGTAAAGTAGACGATATTAATAGTGGTACTAGATCAGTTTTAGAAATGGAACAAATCTTAAAAATGCAAGATGAAGCATTAGTGTTAGATGATGCTTATCTGTTAACTCCTAGGCAAGAACGAAGATTTTATTCTGATTTAAAAAAGCATGATAAACAAATGCAAAGTCCTTTAGGTAGGTTTGAAGCTCTATATAAAATACCTGCTGCTATTTCAAGAAAAACTCCTGCTACTAAAAGGTTTTATCAAAACTTAGATAGAATGAAAAACTTTGAAAGAAATGCGTTACTTGTACAAGGTAATGCAATGAAAAATATATATAGCAATCTTAGAAAAGCTTACATTGAAGAAGGTATTGCAAATAGATTCTTTGCTCCTAAAGTTATAAAAAAATTAAAAGAGTATGAAGATAAGTTAAGATTTAGTGATGATCCTGAATTTATCTTTGAAACTCAAGAAAAAATAAAGAAAATAGTAGAAAGCAATGAAGGGGCATTTATAAGAGACTTTAATACTCTTGTAGCATTAAGTCCAAAAGATT